TTGCATGATCTGGAAAAGCTGGACAAGGAAGGCATCCCAGATGATGCCCTTCTCCATATCCATCATCTTCTCGTTGATGGCGATCTGGCCAGAGGGGAGAACACCGACGAGCGGCTTCCCATCGAGCGACATATAGCCTTTATTCATTGAGCCCGGCCGCAGATTGAAATCCCCGAGCCCATCGTCCGCAGTCAAGAGGATCGGATCGGCCGCGCGGTGTCCCTGCTTCAAGAAGGTTGTCTTCTGTGCATTGATGGTCTTCAGCGTCGGTAGCACCATGCACGCGGGACCGCGCCCATAGACTTCATTCGGCGCCTGAATGTAGCGCGACACTGGCATCGGGAAAGTATTGTAGCCCCCCTCTTCGAGCAGATAAGGCCCGAGCAGGAAGATGTAATAGGAGAACCAAGGCTTCCCCATCGCATCGATGCGGCGAGGATCGTAATCGAGCCGAGGCCCGACACGCTGAATAAACTCGAAGAGAGTTTGACTGTGCTGCTCCGCAGCCGCCTTCAAAGGCTCAGGGACTTTGCCCTTGAACTTCGTCATCGCCTGTTCGCCGGTCAAGCGAAAGTAACGGATGTAACTATCGACTACGCCCTGGTGATTTTCCTTGATGAAAATCTCTCCGAGCGGGGGCGCCTTATACCGGAGCCCACGGATGCCAATGTGGCTATCGAGGGCATCGATGAACATTCCTCCGGTGCCATAGCAGCCGAGGTTGTGATAGACCATCTGGTTCTGACTGGCGAAGTTGGCCGTGTCGGCATAGCGATGCTTGAAGAGTGCATGCGTGGCATTCTCATACCAGAGCTTCACGCGCCGCTTCTTCATCAGATACTTGTTGTCAGCCTCCAGCCCATGCCAGAACATATTGCGAGGCGTCAGCAGGCTATCCAAAATCGCCTTGAACTTATCGAGTGCAAGTTGACCATTGCTGTCAATTTGCCGCTCTTGCTTCTTCTGGCCGGGATAGTTGTAATTGCCGGGATAGAAAGTGTTCTTCGCATTGGTGTCGAGAATTTGCGCGATCTCTTCCCACATGCCGGCATGCGTCGAGCGCCAAGTCTGTGCCTGTCGCCAATCCGCCAAGCTCTCGGTGAGTATCTTTTTGGTACGTTCGTCTTGGACTGACGTTGCAGTGTCAGACACCATTTTCAACACTACAGCGTCAACCATGTTACTGTCCTAATCCAAGCATCGCCGCGGCCGATCCCGCCTGTGGATTGGTCAGCGCTTGTGCGGCCTTCTGTTTCCGCTTCTTCAGTTCTGCCTGAAGTTGCTCATTGAGTTGGTCGCCCATCCCACCAAGCCCGAGATCGGTCGAAGCCACTCCAGTCAATCCGTAGCCTCCTGAATTCATTGACGCCATACTTATCTCCTATACTGCGGGCACCCCAAGCCCTGCCCTACCCGATTTCGTACCGCAAGATCAGGAGCCAGATGGTTGGCAGCATATCGCGGGCTCTTCGGGTTCTGCGACGAATATCGGATTGGACCAACAAGTGCATCGCACACAGGTTCAATCCTTCCAATCTTGGTCCCAGGGGTCGCGCACCCCGTTAGGGTGCCAGCGGCTACGCTTAGGATGATGAGCGTTATGAACAACGGTGTCCACGCGCTGTCGGAGTTGAGCCTGTTGTAGAGCATTGCGATGTGCTTCATTCTTTGCTCCCACGATATAGGCAACCATCGTTGCTAAGATGGTTGCCGCTAGGAATGCCAAAATCACTTTCGCCTTCAGCGAAGGTATAAGCCAAATCCCAACTCCGCACAAGAGGATCAATCCCGTAGCGACCCCAAGATGCGTAATAAACGAGCCTAACCCAAGAGACCAAAGATAAAGCGCCGTCACAGTTCGTCGCCTTTCTCCAGCCGATGCTTCTCCTTCAACTGCTCGATCTGCTTTGCCTCTTCCGAAGAAGCAATACATTCCGGTTGCTGCACTTCGACCTGGGAGCCATACTGCGCGTGCATGGCCCACATCCCCGGCACCGCGACTGACCGGACGAACTCAGGGCTATTCAAGAGAACCTCGCAATCCTCTTTTGTCTTGAATTCGTTGGCTTGGTCATTCGGCCGAAATTCCCAGATAACCACAGGTTGATCTTTGATCGTCCCAACAATACGGACAATGTAAGTGTCCTCTGCGCCTTCTGCTACCGAATTGAAAACCCAGACCAGCGCAATAAACGCCGCGACCACCGCCAAGATGATCAGGACCGGAGCATACCACGGATCACGAGTGTCGTATTCAAAGCCATCATCATAGCGCATGATTACTTCTCCTCCAGACAGAGTTTACGTTCAGCGGCTCGACGGTTAGAAAGACCTTTCAGAACTCGACCACCAGCATGGTTGTAGGCAAGAAAGTCATTGCAGGCGGCTTGCACTCGACCGGCATTGAGATCAACTACGATCCGCGACTTGCAGACTGCAGCGCCGCCGATGTTATAAGAGAGACTGATGAGCGCGACATGCCGCGGGATCGGCAATGAATTGAAGACTTCCGGCTTGATGCAGCGCTGAAGCGGAGCATCATACTTCGGCAGATCGGTCTTCAGCATTTGCAGGCATTGCGCCTTGGTGTAGGTCTTGCTGAAGTCCGCATGATCCGCGGCCGTCTGCCCATAGCAGATTGTCTCGACCCCGACGCTATCCCGATAGGGGTGACTGAAGTATCCCTCCCAAGGTGAAATGAACAAGACTGCTGCCGTCGCCAAAGCCGCCGACATGCCGGCGTATTTGCCGCGATTGTTCGAGACGTGATCGACAACTGTGCTCATTCAGGAACATCCTTCTGCTTGACCAGGGAGCAAAAGAAAACTGCCAGAGAGAAGCCGATACAGAGCAAGGCGAAGTGAGCAGGAGAAAAATGGTTCTGGAAAGCCGGCAGCGCGCAATAGAGCCCAGAGATAATTGCCCCTAGAAGCGCGATCCGCATGCTCCACATACGATGGATGAAGCGCGCATCGCGCGTCAATCGATTGGCGATCCAATCATGCACTTTTGGACACCACAGGCACCGGCTGTGCAGCCACAACTTTCTTCGCAGCTTCGAGAGCAGCAGCGTCGGCTTCTGCCTTGGCGACGAGCGCCTTCGCAGCCGCGACCGCTTTCGTCGCGGAGTGTGCTTTGAGTGCCGCTACTGCAACCGGAATGAAATGCCGGACTACGAAGCCGGCGACGAATGCGACTACGCTGGCGAAGGTCGTGAACATTATTTACCCTCCAAAATGTTTTCGAGTTCTTTCTCAGCCGCCTCTTCACCTCGTTCGAGCGCTGCCTTGATCCGCTGCGCCAGAGTTGGTTTAGCTACAGGGGCCGGAGCAGGAACCGGAGTGGGCGCAGGAACCGGAGCGGGTACAGGAACCGGAGCGGGTACAGGAACCGGAGCGGGTACAGGAGCCGGAGCGGGTGCAGGAGTTTCAGATGAAAACTTCGGATTGGGTTCAGGCTTATGCCGTTCCGCATGATCCCACCCTGTCTCGGTTTTGACTGCTGTTGCCATCCGCTCCTCCTAAAATTCAGCCGCGTTGGGTTGGCCCTTCATCATCCTTCCCTTTCATGGGGACGCCTCACTGGAGGGATATTGGCGATCAACGCGACAGCTTGGGAATATAGACCTAGAACATATCAAAGTCAACCCCGATACATCCCCCTTCAAAATCCGGCTTCTCACCCTTGCTTGAACGCTGAATTCGCTTGTGCAATTTGTTGCCGAGCGGAGCGCTTCGTGCATAGCGCAGCATCATCAAACCCTTCTGCGTGGCACCCATCAAATCATCATCCACATGCGCGATGCCATGCGGCGGCTTCGCCTCACGGTGATACTGACGATACTCCTCAAACCATTGGGCCAGATGGGCAGAGACCTTCAGGCGCCCGGTGGAGATGCGCTGATCCATATCCTTGACCGCGGCTTCGGTCGAGACCCCTCCCTCTGCCCACTGCGCGTGCATCGGCAACATTTTCAGATTGAAGCCGCGATAGATTGCATGCAGATGTTTACCGACCGCGGTATCGCCGGCCACGCGCTGCGTCCCATCCTGCGGCCACGCAACCGGCACCTCCGAAGCGATATTCAAGATCGCCGTCGAGTGATGGATCGGTTGCTGATCCGCGAGCTTGATCGCATGCAGGATGTGAACGATGTCGGCTTCCCGGTCGAGCCCGAGCAGCACGGCGCCAAACGCATGGTTCTTGCTGATACCGAAGTCGATCCCCCAGATGAAGGCCCAATGCCCTGGAATGTCACCGAAGGGGATTGTTGGTTCCTTGATCACTTCCTCATCGATGGTGAAAACCCGCCCCGATCCCGACATTGGGAGACCATAGCGGCGCGTGTTGCGCTCGTGCTTTGGATACTGCTCCAGCATCGTCGCCTTCTGCTTCTCGGTGAAGTGAGTAACTTCATCGAGGCTGATGGTGACATATTGGCGCTGCGGGGTCGGAGTATCGCGGAAACGCTTATAGACATCAGTGAGGCCATTGAGCGCTGTGAAGGTGAGCATCATCTGGCCGATGCCTTCCAAGCGCGTCATGCACTCGGAATAGATGTCCATATCGGGTTCTTCGTCACACCAACAGAAGTCGAGAGCTTCACCCTGGAATTTCTCCCGCCCCTGATCGTATGATTTGAAGGAAGCGATGCTGATCCCATCCTCGACGCCATCGGTCTTGTGAATGACCTGAATGGTGTCGTAGGTGTCCCGCACCCCGGCCGCGAGCGAAGGCTTCGTCGCAAACCGATCCTTGGGAATGAAGCCAGTGCCGAAGGCTTCTGCTACACCAAATTGCCCGCAGAGTTTTGTTTGACCGACTTCGCGGTTCTTCTGCGCCGTCAGCCCGGCTACCCATCCCTTGACCGGATGATCGAAGCGAGCACCCTTCCAATCATCTGGGTAGTCGCCGGTCATATGCACCGCAACCTCGTAGGCGGCGCCTTCAGATTTCCCTGTCCGGTTTCCGGCCAGGATGCCACGCTCCAAAGCTTCGGCTCCCAGATCGAAGAATTTCCTTTGCTTGGCTTCCGGCTCGAAGTAGAGCATCTTGTTGAAACGCTTGTGCGTGTCCATGCTCTTCAGGAACGAGAGAACCTCGCGCAGTTCCGCCGCGGTAGGTTGATCAGGCTTTTTGAATTCCATCAAAGGGGCTTCCCATAGAAACAGATCACGCTATCCAAGACATACATATGCTGAACTGCTTCCACCTTACCAGCCTCATATGCTCTCTTGAAGGTCCTGCTCTCCAGAAGCTGTTTCTTCCAAGCTTCAGCATATTCAACAACTAAAAGTCGATTATTGAGAAGAGTGGTTGGTGAAGTCCACCTACTCCACCCGGTTTTCTTCTTGCCTTTGAAAGGGGCAACAGTGTTGGTAGGCATAGGTGCGTTTTTCATTTTACCCTCCTAACAAATTTGCGTCTGGGTCTGTAGTGACTTCAGTGAACTCCGCATCGATAGCAGCTTCTTTCTTTGTTTGATCCGCGAGTAGCTTCTGGATCGGCAAAGGCAATTCATGGATCAGGTTGGGATTTTTTGCAAGCTGTGCCCGCACCTCTAAGATCATCTTCTCCGTGCTCGTCTCGGTCTTGTTGATGTTGACGGTGTGCTCCGTCTTTATTCCCAGGCCGATGCGGTCGAGCACTGCTAAGGCTGCTTTCAACTTGAGCGCTCCCTTGTTCTGCATCGGCGCTTCGAGCACGCTGAGCACTGCGGCAGTGGCTTCGTTCGCAATTGACTGCATCGTGTAGCCGCCGATCTCCACGAGTGCCGCGGTGATCTTCGGATTGTGCCCGAGATTGGAGCCAGTGACGGAGAGAACGTGATCGTCTCCCTGGTAGCCGGCGATCTTTGCCGCTCGAAGCCATCGGCCGCTGCCGACTTCCTTGATGGCGAGGACGAACCGGCGCTGCAAAGGAGTAAGAGCCTTCATCGCGGGTCCACAATTTTCGTCTGTAATATCAATGACTTGCAAATCAGTGCCCATCGGCCCTCCTCTGGATGGATTAAAATCCTACGCATCCTAGTCCTATACTAGCCAAATGTCAATCGATTTTAATCTCGCCGAGATTTAGGACTGAAAAATTGGCTCCGAAAAAGCTACTTCGGCCCGATTGGCTCGCGGCGACCGGGACCGCGGGGGTGGCGGTGGTACACCCCGGTCTTTTGGGACCCCGATCCTATGGTGCGCGATAGTTACAAGTGAAACTGTTGCGACTGCAACTATCGCGCATGGGCAGGCTCGGCGGCCGGATCATTGTCCTATTCGGTGGATTTGAGGCAATAGGATTAAATGCCAGTAACAAAATTGTGATTACAACCTAGTTGACAATCTATGCGCTTGTATGCTATGTATGCTATTGCGCGAGGGTAAGCCGCGCCGGGCGAGCCCAAGAGGGCATTCGCCCAGGGCCGCCGGCGGCTCCCGACACGCAAGAAGCATACACATACATGCGGCCAGATGGAGGGATAGTAAATGGCACAGACCCGCTTCATTCTAGTGGCGACCCATCCAAGCACCAATGTCACCGTGTTGCGCGTATTCTATCGGATGGCAGCGGCGCACGAAGTCGAGGACTTCTTGACCGCGCGAGGCTTCCAGGTCCATGTCGCCAATGATACGCCCGGCGCGGATCAATACACTCCACAAAAATAAATTGGTTGCAGGCCCTCGACAATCCCGTTGAGGGCTTGACAAGCCCGCGCGAATGTGGGCTTGTCAGTGTCGGCAATCAAGCCGGTCTAGCTGGAAGGTAGAGACACAATGAAGCCCACCTTAAATCAAGCCCACCGAGCAATCGAGGCGCGGCGCAATGGTGTATGGGATGATCCAGACTTGCAAGCTCTCGGGCCACTCCTAAACAGTGTTGCGGCCGACGTGCGGGAGATCAAGCGTCTTTGCCTATTGGCCTATGGTTATGAAGTAGGCAAACGTAATCCCCAACTCAATACCGATTTCAAAGGGGCCTATATGGTCGCGGAAAGTTATGAAGATAGTGAATTGCCAACACGCGATGGCAGCAATGGGCCTTGGTGTATTGTCGGGGATGACCTTGACAATTTGATTGATCGAGCATTCGATGTGTTCGACGGATTTGTGATTGAAAACGAATATCGCTGATTGCAGTCTCTAGGCCAGTCCCCTTGCAACGCAATCCGTTGAAGGGTATTCTGGCCTAGAAGCGGCAATCATGCCGAGCGGAGCAACTACAATGCACAATAGCCCACTAATGTCTGATATGCATCGGCGCGAGAGTGATGCAGTGCGCGAACGCGAGCTTGCGGATCAAACAAAGCGCGCCAAGGCCAATGCGGCGGAATGGATCAAGCGCGGTCTAGTCGCCTATGGTGACGGCGAACTCGACAAGGCGTGGAACCTGCTGAAGCAAGCCGAGCTTGAACTTGCTCACACCAACGTGGACGTGCTGACAATCGAGGGATGCCGCGATCTCATGGGCAAGCTATCTGAAAAGCCCACACCTCACACCATACTGGCACCGGGCCGACATAATCGCGGTTGGCCTAAAGGGTCCGTCGAGAGTGCTTTCGAGGAATGGTCTAAGACAATCTAGTTTGCAGCTATTGCCCATCCGGCGCCACCATGCAATGCGCCGCACCCTGGAGGACTAGAGCCATGAAGATCATTCAATTAGATACTGGCAAAGTTTTATGGGAAGGTGTGAACCTGATCCGCGCGAGCCTGAGCGGCGC